CAAACACTCTTGGCCATGCCAGACAGAATCAGAAAAATCAGGTATTTTTACATCTGCTCCACCTTCAATAGGTATTGTTATTGTAGGAGGTGGTGTAGTTATAGGTTTCATACCTCCTCTTACAGGTCCTTTATTTACAGGTCCTGTAGTAACAAATTCATCTGGCGAACTTGTAGGTATTATATTTTTAGTTCTACCTTTACGACCAATACCATCATCAGGTATATCTATTGGTGGGTCTATAGGAGGTGTTTGACCACCACCAGTTCCTCCTCCATCATCAGGAGGTGTATCTACTGGTGGTACATATGGTATATATGGTTGATAAGGTAAAGGTTGTTGAGTAAATCTTGCATAAGGATTTAAAGTTTGTTGCATTTGTGGTACACCATAAAATCCTTGATAGCTAGGTGATTGCATAAATGGATTACCATATCCTGCAAACATTGGAGGTCGTCTAAATCTAAAATCTCTTCTAGGTGGCATAGGTCTTATATTTCTAAAACCTCTAGTTGGTTGATTATAATTTATTGGTGGAGTACTTAATGGATTAAAGCCTAATGTTGTAGCACTTGGATTTATATTTTCAAAATAAGAATACTCAGGCATAAAACCTGGCATAAAACCTCTACCTATTGGTCTTGCTACTCTACGAGCAGGTAATTGATATTGACCTGTTAAATTATTGTTTCTAAAATCATAAACATTTCTACCTGCTTGAAATCCTATTTTACCACCACTAGATACTGGTATTTGTTCAGGATACATTTCATACATTCTTTTTTTACGCTCTTCTTCATCTAATTGCATTTGAGCCATTTGTCTTTCAAACTCTTCTTGTGATTGGATTACAGCTCCAGTACCTGCTGCAGTAGCTGCTGCCATTCCACTAGGAGACATTGCTGCATCAGCTAATGCTTTAGCTCCTAAATCAAATGTACTTGCTGCTTTAACACCTTCTGATGCTGGAACTGGAGTTTGTGTAAACATTGTTTTTAAAGATTCTCCTGCTGCAGCATCTGGAGTTCCTGCTGCTGTACCTAAAGCTTTTGTGCCTAATCCTGCTGTAAGTCCTGATATTAATGCTTTACTGCCAGAACCACCTGTTTGTGCATAAGTAGCTAAACCTGCTCCTATACCTGCTGCTGCTGCTTTACTAAGTCCTCCTGCAACTAATCCACCTAATGTGCTTCCTGCTAAAAGACTACCACCAGCTAGTGAACCAATAAGTGGTGCTAAGAAAGGTAAGAAAGCTTCTGGCTGTCCTGTTTCTGGATTCATTGTTATAGGCATAGCAGATGCTAATCCTTTAACTTCTTCAGGATTTACATGAAGTAACATAGAATCGCCAAAACGACCTTGTGCTGCTACATTCTTAGTTTGTTGTTTTATATCCATATTTATCTATCTTCCTCTTTGGTTTCGCAACCAAACATATTAAAACTCATATCTACTGCACTTGTATAAACTTTTACAACATCTGTTTGATTTAATGTAATGCCTAAAACTATAGCAAAAGAATCATTTGCTGCTACTGATTTATCATAAAAAAGAAATTGTTTATCATCTGCACTAGCACCTGCTACATGAACACTTAATCTAAATGTTATTGCAGAACCTGTTCTATTTGCTGCAACTATAGAACTAACTGTTGTTTGTGTCATATCAGGACAAGTATAAAGTGTAGTTGTTGTTGTTGCTGCAGGGTCAACTTGACCTAATACTTTTAAATTATCAGCCATGTTTCATTCCCATTAATAAAAATTGATGTCTTTTTAATCCTTTACTTACTACAACACTTTGTAATTTTTGCACTTTATCTAATTGTATAGCTAAATCTTGTATTGCTTGTTCTAGTATTCTTCTTGTAACTGCTTCATCTGCGGAACTATATTCTTGTTGTGCTAAAGGTAATACTATTGATTTAGGATTTGCCATTATCTTTTACCATCTGGTCTTATATCTAATCTTAAATCACCAAGTCTCCAACCATAATCATTTGATGAATTAGATACTCTTATTGCACATTGCCTACTTCTAGCTCTTGTATTAGTAAATGTAGAAGCTGGTGTAACTGATACAGTAGATAAAGTAGATAAATCTTCTAATGGATAATTTCTACCTTTTATAGTTATAGTTACATCATCAGATGTAGATTGTTGGTCTCTAAATTCTACATCAGGTATTATTCTGTTTACTGCTATAAATTTTTCACCATCAGGGTCTAAATCAAAATCACTTGATTCTATAAATGCAGTAAAATTACTACCATCGTCTCCATGACCTATTTCATGTGCAAAAAGATAATTATTATTATCTGTACTACTATTTTTACTAGCAGCTATAGGATTATTTAATATTAATGCCTCATTCCAAGCTGTTCTAACAAAATTATCTGATGTTGTTCCTATAGACCATACTTGTTCTAAATAATTATATAAAACATATCTATCTACTTCTGTGCTATTTTTAGAAGGATAAAACCATAAAATTTCATTAGCAATATCATTTACAGCACCAAATATTTTATATTCTTGTTGTTTGTTTAAATCATTAAAAACATAATCTAATACAGTACATGGTAATCTTTGAGCACTACCTGAATAACTGTAAAATCCACCACTATCCATAAAATAAACTTGATTATTAGCATTTACTGCTGCATTAGGTCCTATTAAAGATGGACCATTTGCAACTTCAGTAAATGAAAAAACAAATGGTGCACCTACAAATCTCATAGAAACTATACCTGCATCTGTCCAAATAAGTATTTCTTGTCTTGTTTGCAAAGCTCCTATAATTGTAGAACCCATAGATAATTGAACTCCACCTGCTTGATTTGTTGCAGTTGGTGTCCAATCTGTAATACTTTCTACATCAGAAAATCTAACTAATAGTGGGTCAATATCAGAAGAACCTATTGGGTTACAACCAAAAGCTATTGCGTGTTTATCTATATCAGAAATCATTATTTGTAATACTTTTGTAGGAACATCACTAGCACCAGCTAAACTAGTAGCATTTACTGCTCTTGTCGATAAACCAGAGGATTCATCCCAATAAAAAATACCACCAGCTCTTGCATTTAATACTGTATCATCACCAAAATTATCTATTGACCATAATCTTAATTGATTAGTAAAAGATAAATCAGTAGTAGCACCCCAAGTTCCTTCACCCCATGTACCTGAACCCCAACCAGTAGATTTAACATAAACATCTAGTCCTGAATTTAATTGATAAACACCATCTGTTGCAGAGCCACCATTACCAGAATCGCTTGAATTTGCATTTACAGTTGTACCTGAAGTATCTTTTGCACTTATTTCATAAGTATTAGCTCCAGTTACTAAACTAATTTGATATTCTTGATTTAAAACATCTGCAGTTATATTACCACCTAAACTTACTGCACTAGAAAAAGTAACAAAATCACCATTTACAGCACCATGACTACTATCTGTTACAGTTATTATAGGTGTATCATCTTCTTTTTTTGCAAATGTAATAGAATTAGTGCTTGTTTTGCGAATAGGTGTTACATCATAATAAACATTACCTTGTAATACATAAAATTTTTGATGAGTGCCTAAAGTTATATAATCAGTACCATCAGTTGCTTTATATGGATAAATTTTTCTACAAGTACCTATAAAACTACTTAAACTTTGTTTTTGCCAACCACCAATTCTTTCAGGTCTGCCTTTACGAAATCTAACTTTATCTGCATCAAACCAGCCACCTTCATTACTATAATTAGTACCTTCTCTATTTATACCTGGTCTAAATACATATTTGGCTAATGGCATAGTTAAACCTCATGCCATTCTTTGCCTTCAAATAATAAGGCTTCTGCTGTTCTTCTTCTTACTAAACCCTGCTTTACCTCACCACCAGCTTTATTCCATCTTTTAATTTGATTTGGTACATCATCCCAATCTTTATTATTTAATTTTTGTAAAAGTGTACTACTAGAAAGCTTTGATGGACCTAAATTAAATACCCATGATACTAACGCATCAAATTCATTTTGTTTTAAATCAGGTTTTACCATGTCATTTATATAACCTTCATACTCATCCATTTCATGTAACAATAAATTATCTGCTTCCTCTTGTGTAATAGTGTCTCCTTCTTTTACACCTTTAGTTGAGCCATATCCTATTGTTAAAACATTAGCTGCACAACGATAAGCTTTAAGTTCACAGCCTTCAAATTTTTTAATTAAGGATAAACCTTCTTGTGATATTTTCATATTACTGCTCCTTTTTTGTTGTAGTAACTGTCCTATAATACACAACAACTTCTTTAAGTTCATTTATATACCTTTTAAGTTCTTGCATATTGTAAGCCATTACCTCGTAATCAGGTATTGTCATAGCTAAAAATACAAGTTCACCTTCTTGTTTTTCTATTCTTGCAAGTTGTTCTTCCCAATTTTCAGGAGTAACAACAATCCACATAGGTTCTTTTAAATCTATTTCTCTAGGCATAATAGGTTGTACTATTGTCCTATCTAGTGGTTTTGCTGTAACTTCTATTTGTTTAGTCGGAAGTAGGCTGCAACTGCAAACCATCATCAAGGTCATCAACAACATTGCTGATTTTTTCG